CACTTTGGACAGAACCGCCGCGTTCATGTAGAGCGCGTCGGCCCCGCCGGCGATCGCCGCCAGCAGCTCGTCCAGCTTGTCGAGGAAGGCGTGACGATCGTCGTCGCTCGCCCCGATAACCGGCAGACCGTTGGTCGCGGCCGAGATGACCTGACTTCCCGTCAGACGCTTCTTCAGCCCGTCGAAGCTGTTGGCATCGACGGCAACGTCACCGTTGATGAAGGCGTCCTGGTATTTGTAGGACGCCGCCTTGACCTTCCCGCGGGTCTGCAGGGCGCGCTGGTCGTTCAGGTTGCCCCGGGTCTGGACGATGAAGGTGTCCACGTCGGCATCGCCGCCGAGGATCACCAGCGTCTCGGTCTTCTGGTTGACCGTTCCGGTCGACTCGGCATAGGCCGAGTTCACGGCGCGGAACTCCACCCCCGGAAGGGTCGCCTCCTCGTTGTAGGCGTAGGCGTTGCCCTCGATCGGCAGCAGGGGCAGCCGGTCGAGCACGGGGGATTCCTGCACGAACGTCTCGACGACGCCGCGCTGGAGGTTGTTGGTGGACAGTTTGGCGCTCTCGCTGAGGGTAAGGGACATCTTCGGTACTCCTTCGGTTTCAGCGCCCCCGCTATCTCAGCGAAGGCGGTTGTTAGCTTTTGTCCGGGTTTGCGTAGGCGTGTGCGAGCCGGCCTAGACCGGGCTGCACCTCGGGAGTCGCGGGGGTGCGGGCGCCGCCGTCGAGGGAGGTGGTCTTCTTCCCCTGCCCCTGGTTGACGAGCTTCAACAGCTTGTCGGCGTCCGCTTCCAGCTCCTCTTTGGTCGAGCCTTGAAGACGGTCGATCAGCTCCGCAGGGAGCTGCTTGACCAGGGCGACTCGCAGCCGCAGTGCCTCAGCCTCAGCCTCGGTGGCTTTGGTTTTGAGGGTCCCGTTTTCCTCTGCGAGTTTTTCCTGATCGGATTTCTCGGCGTCTTCGTACTCTTTGGTTTTCGCGGCCGACTCGGTCGTTCGCCTCTCGGCCTCTTTGCGAGCCTCGCGCTCGCGGCGAATCAGGTTCTCGACTGCCTCCGGGTTGTCGGCGGCTTTGACGATCGCTTGCTCCTCGGGAGTGAGCGCCTCGCCGCCACCGTTACCGGCGGTGTCTTTGCCGTCGCCGTCTTTCGCATCGGCGGCGGCGGTTTTGCCCTCCTCGCCTCCGGGGGACTCGCCGGCACCCGGCTCCTCTCCCTCGTTGAGTAGGGCACCGCTTGCATGAAGCTCGCGGCTCATCGGGCCCCAGGTGGGGCGGAGGATCTCGGCGAGCTCAAGGGCGTCATCGAGACCCTGCGGGGTCGTGGTGGTGGTGATGGTGGGATCTGCCATCGCGGCAGCTCCTTTCTCTTTTGCGCCGCCCCCTCGCGGGGCGACTACTTAGGAAGTTGGGGCGCCCGTGTCGGCGGGCGCAGGGGGAACAGTCGGCTGTTCCTTCTGCCACTGTTCGATCTGCTCGGAGGAGGCGCCGATCCGCTCCCAGATCGCCGGCAACGGGACGCCGACGTCTTTCAGCTTTGCGGCCGCGTCGACCAGCTCACCCTCGGAGCGATACTCGGGGTCGCGCCAGTGCACCTCGATGCCGGCGCCGGACTTGCCGAGCGCCAGCCCGATCGCCTCCTCCCAGGAGTCAGCGAAGTCGATCTGCTTGCGCTTCACCTTCGCCACCAGCCCGGTCTCCGCGGCCTTCAGGGCATCGCCGGAGGCGTTGACGATGCTGCCGAGCAAGTAGTGCGGCGGGGTCCGGGTCTGCGCGGCGAGGTGCTGCAGCAGGAGCGTGACCGCTTTCTCGTAGTTGCCGAGATCCGAAGCGGCGAATTCGTGGACTTTCACGTCTTTGTCCTCGAGCGCGATCAGTCGCGACACCGCCATATGGACCTCGAAGGCCGGATCTGGGATCTGCTCTTGATCGGCGGTCTCTTCCTCGCCGCCGCCGCCTTCTTCTTCCTCTTCGCCCCCGCCTTCGGCGGAGCTTGCGGTCTGCCCGCGGGGGATGGTGGGAACCTGAATGCCGGAAAGGATGCGCTGCCGGAAGGCGGCGTACTCGGACGCCACCAGCATGTCCATCAGCTCCTTGTTGATGGCGTCGTTGAGCGGGATCGCCGGGAGCAAATCCGACTGCCCTTCCTCAAGCATCGTCGGGCTGTTGTAGAGCGGGATGACCGGCACCACGTCAAAGGGGTTGTCTCCCCCTGGGTCGTCAGGCCGCTCTTCCCAGCCGCCGATGATCGCCGGGAAGTTGAGTGCGATGAGGCCCGATTCAAGCTTGGAGCTGACGCCGATTCCCGACCGGAACTTGACGATGCGATCCGGCAGATAGAGGGTGGCGTAGGTGTAGCCGTCCTCCCCGCGCCACTTCTTCAACGCGGCGACACGCTGCCGGCGGTCACCAGCGGCGTGTTCGACAACAACCTGAGAGGGATGCTCCACCGTAATCCGAGGATTCGGCCCCGGTTCGACGATGATGTAGGCGCGGCCGGTCTTGACTGCCTCCGTATGCGCCAGGATCGACTGTGCGTCGAGCCGGTTGTCCTGCCAGATCTTCCAGGCTTTCTTCGTGTCTGCCTTGTTCGGCATACGGAAGCCGTCGATCGCCAGGCGCTCGACCGGGGCGTCGACCACGGTCCTGCACCAGTTGTCGGAGAACTTGGCGAACAGATCCCCGAAGGTCTGTTGGAACTTCACCGTGGCGAAGCTGAGCGAGTGGTCCCCGTTGTAGTAGTCGGAGAACCGTTTGGTGGCGTTCTGCTGCTCGGTCAGCTTGCGGTCTAGCCGAGCCAGCCACTCAAGATCGGTGAGGTCGGGCAAGGTGTGTCCCTTCAGTAGACGGTGATCTTGCTCGAGCGACGTTTGGCGCCGGAGCTGATCGCGTTGCCCCGTGCCTCCCATGAGAGGACCGCCGCCATCGCGCCGTCCATCTTGCGCGGGGAGTCGGGGCTGTCCTTACTGAGGGTGTGCATCTGCCGGTGTTTCTCGTCGTAGACGTTCTTGGGGAGCACGACGGCGTTCTTGATGTGCCGAGTGAAGTCCGCGTTGCCATCGTGTTCGAAGTCCCCGGCGGCAACCGCTTCCTCGTAGCGCCGCACCGCCCAGCAGATCGGCTTGGGCCGGTTCGTGTGCCAGCGGACGACACGTTTGTCGCCCCATCGCCCCTGCCAGGTGTCCACCCAATCCTCGATGTACTGCGGGTCCACGTAGGCCCGCCAAACCTGGTAGCGCTCGAAAGCGTCGGAGATCGCGCCGTCGATCTCGTCAAAGGGGTGTTCGTAGTCGTCGGGCGCGCTTTCCGGCCGCTCCCAGATCCCGAGGCTGAACTGGTAACCCGTTTTGACGACGGTGGCGATGAGCGCGATGCCGTCGGCGAACCGGGCGCCGTCGACCCCGATCGTGATCAGGGTGCCGTCCTTAGGCAGCAGCCGCATCTTCGGCCGGAGCAGACGGGACTTCGTCTCCCACTTGTCGCCGCGGAACGCTTTCGCCTCGTCGGCTTCCTTGCGGTTGAGGTACCAGCGCTCGGCCTGCCCGGGATCGCGGGGCAACAGCGCTCGGATCTCGGAGTCGATGCGGTCGGGATTGACCCACGGCCTGATCGCGCCCTTGGCTCCGCCGCGGGTACCGGTGGCGGCATCGCCGTATACATGGCGAAGGGCGCGACGGCGCTCGGTCTTGTTGCGGATCGAAAGCGCTTCCGGCGGCTCGACGTCGTCGTGAAAGACGCCGTGCTCCTCCCGGGTCTCCTGCGCGACAGAGTTCTCCGTCGGGTCCCAGGCGTTCGGCGTCTCGAGGAACCGGCCACAAGTGCCGCCGAGCCCGCGACGCTGCACGTCGGCGAGTTCGCGGCCTTTGTTGCGCCGTAGCCAGCTCTCGGTCTGGTCCTCGGCGGCGAAGGTGATCCGCTGGCCGAGGCGCGAGATCGCCGAAGACGTGACGGGTTTGATTTCGCCGCGTCCGGGCCCGGAGAGGTTGATCCGCCCAAGGCCGGTGTCGTCGATTTCAGCGCTGAGCGCGCCGAGTTCGATCATCGGCAGCAGCGCCTTGTAGATGTTGTCGGTCTGATCCTCGGAGACGGCGGTGATCTGGATGATCGGGGTCGCCCACGGTTTCCCGACCGGATGCCCGCTGGCGTCCCAGCCGTCGAACAGGACCGGCCCCTGCGCCTCGGCGCAGATGATCGCGGCGGCGAACGGACTCTTTCCCCACTTCTGCGGGCGTACGAGCTGCCCGCCGCGGTCGTAGACGAAGCCGCCCGCGCGGGGGTCGAGGCGGTAGAAGTTGAGGAGGAAGCGGAGCTGTTCGTCGATTAGCAGGAGCGGCTTGCCGATGTCCTCGCGATCGGGGACCGCGCAGCGCGACTCGATCCAGTCCGCGATCTCGAAGCCGAGCGTTGGGAACGCCTGACAGGCGCGGCAGCGACCGTCCTCAGTCCAGTCGCCGCCCCCGCAGTCCAGGCAGCGCGCCGCCGCCATGAGCTACACCGCCCGAAGTCGCCGCTCCGGTTTGCCTTTCTCTCCGGCCGCGGGTTGTGCCTCGCCGTCGTCGGGCGATTCGAGTACCCAGCGCAGATCCGCGAAGCCTTTGGGGTTGAGGCCGAGACGGTTGTCCATCTCGCGCATCTCCTTGACGATCGCCATCCGCCCGCCGGCAAGAGCCTTGAGCCGACCTACCGTCTCGCCGATCGCGTTGACGGTCTTCTGCAGCTCGTCGCCCTCCTCGCCGACCGCATCGCCGAGCAGATCGCCGAGGACAACCGACAGGTCGCCGCCGTCGTCGAGCGCGGCCAGGTCGTCCTCGAGCGCGGCCCGCCGAGCGACGAACCAGATCGCACCGTCGTTCCAAGCGGTCGCCTGCGGGAGCTTCCAGGCGAAATCCCACCACTTCTTCCCAGCTTTTCCGAGTGCGTAGGGGCAGTTCGGCGCTCGGCCTTCGGGTCCGTCGAGCGGCAGCGGAGTGTTCGGTTTCCGCTTGTTTCTGCGCCGTGCGTTGGGATCGGGGAGCGGCCCGGGCATCGCTCAGACCCCCGCCCCGGGAACTCCGAACCCGTACATCTTTTTTGCCGGGGCGGAGGCGGTGTCCTGAGAAGCCGAAAAGAGGTCCCCCCCCTGCCCCTGGTTGAGCGTCGGCGTCATCG